GACAACATAAGCAAAAAGAACTAAGGTTGCTAATGCGATTAATGCTCTAAAAAAAGCCCGCATTATCTGTATTATTTCGTTTACAGAACGTCTTTCGGGTTTATTTTTTTCACCTTTAATTGTTTTCTTTTCTATAATCTCTTCCATTAGTCCTTTCGATATCTAATAAATTCACGCATAGCTTGCGTGTTTTGTTCTAATGCAATCTTTACTTGAAGAAGTGCGTCTGAACTTGCTTGTACTAAATTAAGCAGTTTTTCGTCACGTTCTGTATCAATTTCGAGAAACTTTTCACGCTCCCTAGCAGATTGTTTTGTTAAATAAAGGATGAACCAGAAAGCGCATAAGACGGTGAAAAAAGAAACACCGTATTTATCTAAGACCATAAAAGTTTGGTCAATCATAGAAGTGTCCATAGGCATCTCTTTTGCTGTAGGATAATAGTAATATGCTTCGGCTGGATTCGGCATTAGTTTAGTGGGAATTTACCTTCTGCTTTAAGTGATTCTATTTTTAAACAAGTCACTAAATCTGCGATATGCGGGAGAAGTGTAACGCAATCAATATAATCGTCTAAAGTTCTTGTTACTTCATACTTCTTTTTTGCAGAATCAAAACGGTCAAACTGTTCCTCAATTGATCGTTCTAAGTCCTTATGGGCTTGCTTCATCAACTAGGTTTGACGGGCCACGTTATATTAAACGGGTCTGTTTGAGTTTGAGGTATCTTTCTTAACTCATCTCTGTACGCCTTATAAGGGTCTGTTAAAGTGTTATCACTTAATGCTAAGTAATCGGTTTCTGCTAACCTCCGATTGCGAGACTGACGTACACTTTTCCACTCTTGCGCTTTATTGCACTCCTCTAAAGATACGTCATCCTTTACTATTACTTTATTAGTTGCATCCCATTTTAAGTGGTAACAAGTACCTTCATCTAAGGTGCTATGTATATGACCAGAAGTATTAAAACTTATTGTAATCGGGAAACCTTTATCGTCTACAGACTCGTAACTAAGTGGTGCATCGGTTTCCACAATCTCATAATCTTCACCACTAAAATCGTAGGTTTTATGTCCGTTTTCGTCTTCAGAAGTAACAGTAGCAAGCCAAGTCCAGTATTCAGGTTTTGATAGACCTTTAGCATTCTTTCTGCATTGCCACTCTACTTCGTGAATAGTTATTACTTTTGTGTCTTTGATTGCGATAAACATTATTTATGCTCTAGTAATGTAAAAATGTGAGAAGAATTGACCGTGACCTTCGTCATAAACCTGAATATAATCCCCTCTTTGCATTTGTATGTAATCAGTCGATTCAACCATCCCATACGTATCAGCTATGCTTTGATGCAACCCCACAATATTAGTTCCGTTTAATTTTATATATAAGTGTCCTGTGCTTTCCCTTCGTAATGCCCTAAATGTAACTACATACATACCATCTCGTAAACATACGTGTCTGTCGTATGCAATAGCAAAGTCTTTATTGAACCTATCAGAGCCTTGTGTTGCTGATTTTCCACCACGAGTTTCATCAAACACCCAATACTCATCATTATGTACCCACGTGCCTGTACCATTACCTACACTTAAAACACAATTCCCTATATAACTCGTATCCCTCGTAAGCTGATCCCAAGTTTTCCCATCTGGACTGCAAACTAAATTGTGCTGTTCCATATTCCTGTCACCCCCAACTAACTCATTAAGGAATGGGGTTTCAAAGCCAGTTTTAGGATTAGTTTTATTACCATCTGTATAGTGGAAACTAGTGTGGATTGGTGTGGCTATGTCAAACCCACTTAATTTAGCTTGATGTGTATCTGCTGTTGAATCGTGTGAATATTTTAATGTGTGGTGACCTAAAGTAAGCCCTTTGATTGAAACATAATACTGCCCTGAAGCGTAAGTTACCTGAGTAAAAGTTCCGTTTGAACTATTGTAAGTAAAATACGGACTTGTAACAGTTACCCCAGAAAAATTTGAAGCTGTTAATAGTGTATCATCTATATACAGTTTAAATGTATGTTGTCTGTATGTTGCACTTGACTCCCAATAATTAAATACAATCCCATCACCATAAAATTCTTGTTTTAATGTATGGGTAGCACTTGCGGTTCCGTTATAAACAGAAAAACCAAATCCTCCTGAACCTGTGTAACCAATCCTCTGAGAAAAACCACTATTAGTTGATGAATGTGTGGAATCATAAAACACATCTCTACTACAATCACTTAAACGAACACCTTTGCTAATTTTTTCAATTCCATTAGATGTCTGTGGCACATAGTCTGCCATCAACATATAATCTGCAATCACACAAGCATCTTCAGGGATTGGTGGTTTCTTGGGTTGGTGAATGGTGACTTCCCTTATATAAACGTCAGCATTACCTTTAGTAATTGTTTTAAATTCAAATATATGTGTCCCATAAGGTAAATTTTGTGCTATAGTTATTACCCCATCACCAGTGCTAGGATTAGCCCCCATATAATGGGCCTCAATACCATCTACATACATTCTATGTTCTACACCAGAAGAACCATCTTGTCCTAGACAATTAACACCAATTCCTGTACCAATAAAAGTAATATACAAGCTCTTTCCATCCGAGTCTGCGTAAATACCCTCCGTACTATGAATTTTATGATCGGCCGCAGATAAACTGGTTAAACCATCATCCATTACATAGGCAACATCCCTTCCTGTAGTATCAAGCATACTTACATCTTTGTATGTTCCTGTAGCACCCCCATTAGCATTTCCGTTTCCAAATTCCCTTACCTCAAATGTTTTGGCAACTTCAGATAAAGAGTTTTCAATTGCATCATCACTAAAGTTTATTGTGTGTGTATTTGTTGCACTTGCAGGAGTTATCTCATTTGATGCTGTTGTATTTTTCTTTTGAGCATTTCGGGGCATCATGGTTACTGATGTCTTAATCGTTCCATCAGAATCTAACCACTTGACTACTCTTCCACCATTGAAGGGTCTGATATGATCATTACTCCCCTTATCCCAAGGAGCTCCATAAGTTGTTCCTGCTCCTAATCCTAGTGAAGTTGCTGTGTCTACTGCTGAGGAAAAGAGAGTGGTATCATTAACAAACCCATTAAAAGGATCATAATGATGACCAGAACTACCTTCTGCACTTACAGTAAACTTCTTCCCATAACTAACCACATTCTGACTAGGGATCTGAATCTTTGATCGGTTTGCGGTTGATGTGGTGTCTTGGGTAATTAGTTCGATGTTAAATATATTAAAGTAATCACTAGCAGAATTGTTTTTAATTTTTAAAGTATTTATGCCTAATGTTGCTCCTAAATTTAGATTCACAGCACTTGACATATCTACATATCTTGTACCTAAAGGGGAACTAACACTTGCTTCAAAACCAGTATTTTCTGATGAGGATGAACCACCATTTAACGTAGTAGTAAATCCCCTATTAGCTGAATTACTTGTAGATCCTAATAAAGTTACATCTGAAAAATATCCTACTATCTCAATAAACGCATCTGCACTTGCGTGAGCGTATAAGTAATTACCATTATCATTATTGATAATTCTCCAATCGTCTACTGCCCTCATCCATTCTCTACCATCTATTGAGAAAACATTCTTGCCGTGCGTAGCAGTTTCCTGTTCAAGTCTTTGTGTTGATCTAACTTTGTGCCTTTGACTCCCAAAATGCCCACCGATCCGTGGGTCTTTGATTGGTTTAGAACCTTTGATGTCTGTGTAGTAGTATTTCCGTCCGTCTGTGTGTGCAGTCCCATAAACATAAGACCCAGAAAATGCAACTCCTGCCAAATCTTTTCCTTCAACTGCAGGGTACAAAACATCGGGAATAATATGCGGTATACTCTGACCCGAATAATCACCTAAATCAGTTGATACGTTATCTAAAAAATTAGCCTTAGAACCTACATCTCCTAAGTCCCTTGCCCTACTCATTTTCCTCCGTCTGGGATGCTTGTTTTGTTTTCATTTTTATTCTGGTTTAGTGGGCCAAGTTTTATTTATTAAATTAAGCAATTCTCATCCCCCAGAACTGAGATGCAGAACCCCTTATTGTTCTGGCTGAATTATGAAATTGTACTATTACACTAGCGTACCCTGTTGCATTCATATAAATCATTCTTGTCACATTTATTGAACCAATATCATCTTGGATTTCGTGATAAACATCACTATTTGAACTTCCATTATTATATCGTATTTTTACTCTTCCAAATATCGCAGGATCTGCTTCAGTAAAAATCATTGCACCAAATAAATAGATACCGGCAACACCGGGAGTAAATCGCCCTGTAGTTGTATCAAATTTAGAATCAGGATCACCATTAGTTCCTTCGACCCAAGTAGTTAATTCAGTATCACTAGAAATTGAAGGATCACCATTATAACTCTCACAATAAAAATAAGGTTTATTTTGTCCTGTTACTACTGAACCAATAGTCCCTGCGCTTAAAGTCCCATTAGTAATAGTTGTAGAACCATCACTCCCCAGCACCAGATTGTTACTGCTACTTGAAGCGTGTTTTAAATTGGTTACTTTTAAATCACCACCAATCGTTACATTATCAGAAGTGTCTAAAGTAATTGTATTACCACCATCACTTGCCTTAATAACATTTGAGGAAAGTGTCAAATTCGGTACAGTAACATCACCACTAAACGTACCCCCGTCAGAAGCTCTTACTGCATCAACTAATGCAAAACTACGGAATACTTTAATCTCAACAATATCGTTTTCAACTGCAGGACTAACCAAACTTACTTGTGTGGAACTGACGGTGTAATCGGTTGTTTCTTTAAGCAGAACACCATTTAAATAAACATGTGTTTCGTCACCACCCTCAATCACCACTGTAAAATTAGTCTGCCCCCCAGAACCAACCGTTGTGGTGTAATTGGTGATTTGAGAATTGGATGTGGATTGTTTCCCGATAAATGGCATTTTATGTAATCTCCATAAAACTTAAAGTAACGTCTAGGTTTGCATTATCTGCATAAACCTTTAAAGCGTCCGTAGTCATCAAAACATACTTTTGACCAGCCATTATCTCTAAGCTAGTTTCTTCTTCTATAGAAACGTCTTTAATGACGTTTACTGTACCATTATTTGCTCCTCCTCCCGTAGTTCCAGATGCAGTTGTTGATACAATCTGAACGGTTGCTTTAATCGAAGACGTATGCTTGTTTGCCACAAGCAACGCTAAAACAATCGAAGTTGTTGAAGACGGAACAGTATAGATTGTAGTGGGAGAACTACTGTCTGCAGAAACAGACGGTTTTGTGACTACTTTAAAGGTATTTGCCATATCAACCTAAAGCAATTGAAAGCGCAACGATATCTGCTTCGGTTACAGTAGAACCAGATAACGAATTAATTTGTGTTTGGATGTTAGAGTTGACTCCGTTTAAGTGTCCAAACTCTGTATTACTAATTGTACCGTCATGTATTAAATCTGCATTAATTCTTGCTGACGAACTTATAGTTGGTTGTTTTGTTTCAACTGCAGTCTCTAAAGATTGAAGTGACGCTTTGATTGTAGAAGAGTCAGCAATTGTAGAACCCGTAAACGTTCCTAAATCGTCAGAAGCGTCTGATACCCCAGATAATGTAATTAAGTGGTCAACATCTAAACTAGCCTTTGTATGGGCAGACGAATCCAGCTTAGTATTAAGTTGGGTTGTAGTGGCTAAACCCGCATCACTTGCAGACTGATTTATGTATTTTGAAGATGATGAATCGTAAGCAATAACATCATTATCAGTAACGCTAGAAATAGTGACATCATCCATTTCAGCGAGAGTATTTTCCAAAGCAACTGAAGCATTAACAAATGCAGTTGTAGCCACTTTTGTTGAATTGTCTCCAGTAGTCTGAGTAGTAGCGTCACAATCAGTAAAAGTTTTGTTGCTAAGAGTCTGCGTATTAGTTAATAAAACGGATTCATCTAAAGTTGTAAAGTTGTTGTTTATTGAAGTAGGCCAAGTAGTAGATACGTCTACTTCTGGAAGAGTTAAACTAAGTTTGGTTGTGGATGAGTCTGCCATTATTAGGTTGATGTACTATGTGACGTAACGCTTACTCCTGTTACCTCAAAAACAAAATAAACTTGTTTCGTCCTATTAGTTTCATATCTAGGGTATGCCTTGTCTGCACCGTTTTGCAGAGAATGAGTAAAATATACATATCTGGTTTCTGTAGATCCTGCAGTAAAAGCACCCATCATACTTACGGGTACAGTAACTAAATTATCGTCTGGCCCCTCTGAATGATATTCTATGTCTATCCAATTCAACCCATAACTTGCGCCATACGCATAAATAGGATTGGAAACTGTAGTCCCTGCATTATCTGATTGGTTTCTGTTTGTAGCGTCTGCGTATAGTTTTACTCTTGCAGTCACGTTGTCATCATTATCTGCGTCACTTATTCTTAAAGCAAAATCGGTTTGAATTAAATAAGTACGTCCAGAAACTACAGAGATAGAAAAGGGATCATGCCCTACAAACTCGTTACTACCAGTACCATTTTGGTATTCACTCCCAGTTATATTTACGACTTTAATTAATCTGACAACTCCGTCTTGTGTGACCGTATTATTTATAGTCCCTGCAGTTACAGTCCCAATATTATTTGCGGTCCCAGATGATGCGTTTATGTTCCCAGCAAAAGTTAAGTCATTTCCACTTCTACTAATTGCCGTAGACCCGTCAACTATTGCGTCTTTTTGTGCGGTTGAAGTTGTTATAGTCCCAGAACTTACATTCAACGTTTTCCCAGACCCTACAGTAATATCAGACGTTGCTATGGTTGCTCCGTCAATAGTCCCTCCGTCAATATCAACTTCTGAATATTTAGGAACTAAGTGATAAGAGATAGTATTGTCACCCTCTGCTTCAGTTTGGAAAGACGAACTTGTTACAAGCGTATAGGCGTTTGTTTTTGAGCTAATCGTATGGTTTCCGTTATTTGCAGTAACCGCACCCGCAATACTGATAACATCACCCGCTTTGAAGTTCTCAAAAATGGTTGATGCCGTAGTTGAATTTGCGGTTATGGTTGAACCACTAAAGGCAATTTTATTTGAGGTTTGTGTGACAATATCGGCTTTATCTACTTTGCGGTTTATCTGCGTGTCTACAGACGATAATGCGTTATTAAGGTCTGTACCCCAATTATCATTATTCGCTCCAATTTCACTTTTAGTTAAACCGTAATTAGTGGTAAATGTATTAGCCATTATTGTTCCGTATAGGTATTAGTTGGGTCTGATAATGTTGTGTAAGTATTGCTTCCTACTGTTTGATTGGTGTAACTAGAAGAACTTACTGTTTCAGACTTAAATCCTTCTCCGTAAATATATTGTCCGTAGTACCCCAACCCGTATTTATTATTTCTAGGGGCCGATAAGTTGGTAAACGAGTTAGATGGATTGGATTGGCTGGTGTAGCTCATTACGTTTTCCAAGCACCCGTATCTAATCGATACTTTGGTTTCATTTGCATCATCCCGTCACCAGACTTTTGCGCTTCTTCTTGTAGCCTTAATTGCTCTAACGCACGTTCATATAACGTTCCCCAGACAACGATTCTCTCGTCATTCATAAGAAAGGGTTCTGCGTGTTTTAAAGACCCGTACAGATAGATATCTGGATGATTTGTAATAAGGAAGTTTGTGGTATTGGAGTCTGATAATTTTGAGAGTCTGGCGTAGTATGCAATTTGGAGTGTGTATGACCCGTCTGGCGTTGGGGCAAACTCCATATTGTTGCCCAATATCGAGTAATAAACGGGTTCGCCAGAAGAACGGTAAACAGTCCTTCTCTCGTCATCCAATCGGTCTGGTGTTAAATACTGAAGACGCTTAACAGGAGACGTATCTAACTGTATGTTTCTAATCTGCAGGAAATCAGTTGGTAGTGACGCATACTGACCCGTTATAGGAGTGGTGGATCGAGTCAGTTGGTCCGTTGTCCTAAGTTGACGGTCCAACTCCGTTTCGCATAAGTCAATAAACTCTGGTATGCGATCCGTTAAATCAGACCGATTCAACCAATTGGCGATTCCCGTTTTTAATTCACTAAAATTAGTGATTGCCAACGTTTACTCCTCTTCTTTAGGAGTTGTCTTTTTCTTGCCTTTTCTCTCAACTGCACGTTGAGCAATTTGTGCCATTATCATAAAAGACCCAACTCCACCTCTAACAGAGTTTGAGTATTTTGTCATAACGGAGATGTCTGGGTATTCACCATCCAACATCTTATCAATTTCGGCTCGTATTCTTTCGTTCATTAATACCGTCCGTTGGTGTATCTAAGTTTTTTATTATGTGGATCGTTTGCCCACTTTTTCAGTTCTTTCGGGTCAAAAAATCTACCACTACGCATCATATCATCCACTACCGCTTCTGGCATTTCTGCGATTGGTCTAAACACCTCCTTACGATTGCGTACACCATACTCCCTAGCGTAGTGCAAACCTTCAACAAGTGGTGCGAGATTTTGACGTTTGATCCATCCTACTCTACCGTCTGGATCTTTGACATAAGAGGACACAACATCCCCCCTATGGTTGTAGATAACATTTGCTGACATAATTGCACAACCCTACCCTAAACTAATAGGATTTGGTTCTATAATTATTAATAGAAATATGGGCGGGGTTTGATGCCCCGCCCGATTAGTTATTAACTATAGGTGTTTGACAAATTGTGACGAACCCCTGCACTATCGGGATTACTTAACTGAACGCCCCATTCTGCCAAAATCTGTTCGGAATCAGAGTCACCCTGTTTCGCAATATTTTGTCTGGTGAAAGGACGTAAAAACGCCACTTTTGCCATACTAAAATCTACGAAAAGCAAGTCACAACCTCCTGCCCCAGATGAACCGTATGTATCTAAATTTCTGGAAATCATTACCTTAACGTTTCCGAAATCAGATGCAAAAAGAGTAACGTTTGATGTCACTTTAGTTTCATCAACAATTACTTGTGTTGCTCCCCTACCAGTAAAGTCCGAAATTTCTCGCTTAACTGCAGGAGTACAAATAACGGAATCAAGCTTTCCTCCGTTCTCATAGATTTTCTCTGCAACGTCTACAAAGAAAGTCTCTGTAAGGGATTCTGCACCAGATCCTTCCGTATATGCACCCGTATCTGAAGACGGAACGGTAGTTCCACCAGACGATTTTACAACCACATTATTCCCCCTAGAAATCTGGTGAGTAAGTGATTGAGTCTGACGTTCTGAACTAGACGCTTGGTCACCAGCACCCGCTTCTTGCTTGTTATGCGATCCAATAGCTTTATCGATATCAAGCTTCAACGCTTTTGAAACTAACATCATCTGATGTGCCATTTCTGACTGTTTACCATACTGCGAAACTGCAGTCATCGTACCCGTTACTGTTGCGTTACGGGATGAGATTTGAGTGACGTTAGTTTTGCGAGTAACTTGTGTTACTGCTTCAGAAGTAAAGTCTGCACCTTCCTTCTTTTTATTGGTTACACCACTTGAGGGAAGGTCTTCCACATTCCACTCAAAAGTGGTATTAGCAACGTCCCTTGTTCCCATATTAGAAAGCAGGGGAGTCTCGCTGGGGTCAATATTAAAAATGATGTCGCTGACATCAGCCTTCATGTTGCCAGAATCGTAACTTTCAGCAACGTGAGAGGCAGTTACACTAATAGCCATAGTTTCCTTTCAATTAGCTATTTAGTAATGCTTCAAATGCTCTAGTAGCATCGTCATTACTACCCGTTTTATTTAATTGCCTTTTGGCTTTGGTTAAATCAGTAAGTTTTCTGGAAGGAGTGTTTAAACTAACGTTCCCTCCAACTGCGGGTTTTTGTAATACTTTGGTTTTGATCCCCGCACGTTTAGATTGGAGATTGTCCCAAAGCATAGCTTTTCTTAAAACAGAAACCGCACGATGATCATAAACAGAAGCCATTTCGTTCTCTTGATAACCCTGCGAAATACCATAAAGACGTAACGCTTGACGTTCTCTTTGTGCTACTTCGGGGTCATCCCATTCTGGAATTGCTTGACTTAACTTGTCTTGCTCGTTTACCAGATTTTGCTGGAATTCCAACTGACGTTGTTCCTCCATTTGATGTTGCAGATATTGCAACTTCTTCATCTTCTGGTCACGTTCCCTTAAACGATCTTGATGTTCTTGTCTTTCGATCATGTACTGCATTGGATTGTCAACTTTAAGCTGGTTCCAATACTCTTGATTCGGTTGACTGTCTTCGGTTTCCCGCAACGCTTCAAACTCGCCTTTTAACTCCTGCCCTAGTTGCTGGATTGCTCTGATCGAGTTCCGTTCTGCTTCTAATGCTTTGCGTTGTTCAGCTAAAGTTTGTGTTTTTTTTGTGTAGTCTTGTTGACGGAGTAGATAGTTATTAATTTCTGACGCATCCACTTCAACATCTTCTCCATTTTCACCAACGGGTAAGACGTATTTCGTAACTGCTTCTTCTTCAACAACTTCTGCTTCGTCAGAGACTTCTGATTGATCTGCTTCGATTTCTTCAGTCTCTTCTTCTACACCCTCCGCTTCAACTGCGTCTGCAGTCTCTTCGGCTACTGGTTCAGCATCTTGATTACCCTGCAAGACACTTAAAAATGCTTCTTCTGGATTCGCAGATTCCGTTGTGGTTTCTTCTGCCATATTAACGTTTTAGTTTTTTGTTATAGTTAACAACAATATCACCATCGTTCAAAATTGCTTGAAAGTGGTCTTGAACGTGTTGAAGAACTTGTATGGAGAGATACAACATCTCCCGCTTTTCTATATCGTCAGGAGACGTTTTAATCCACTCATCAACATACTTTTGCTCTAAGTCTAACCAAGTCTGACGGATAACTTCGTCATCTAGTATTCCCTTTACCTTTTTTGATCGGTCTAATTTTTCTTGGAACGTCATTTCTATATTTAATGGACTGAACTAACCTTATTGGTTGGATCATGCTCTATTTGCCCACTTTTTTCATAGCGTCTTTGTGCGCTTTAGTGAAAGAAACACCTTTTGCCATAGCTTTACGCATCTCTGACATATGCTTCTTAGTGTGGTGCTTAGAATGTTTTGCAAGTGTTGACTCTTGCCTTTTAGTGAGTGCCATAATTCCTTAGTATTTAGGTTTCTTTTTTCCACTTTTTTTGTGCGGTCCCTTCATCGTTTCCTTTCAATAAAGAAGTGATTGGTTTTGGTTTTTTTGGTTTTGATATTCGGCAAGTAAACCCGTTGAAACTCCTGCCCCTGCCATTAACGGGAGTCCCTTTTTAATTGCTTCTTTAAGTTTGTCCGTAATTTCTAACACTAAAACGTCTGCATTTACGTCTTCAGTATCTTTGTAAGCACCAACGTGTTCAGTAATGTCTATATCACTTTTCCTGTTTACTAATCTTGCTTCAGGGTCCAGCTTCTTTATAATTTTTCTAAATTGATTTGGGATAACCTCACCGTATGTTTTTTCTACTCCTTCGTTGCTCATATTTATGGCAGTCAACTTAGGAGGAGGTAGGCTGATATGTTTGTAGCCATTATCAACGGCATACATCAACAATCTTTTAAGTGCTAACTCGTTTGTTTTGTTGGTACTAGATGCAAATGGCCCCTCACTAGGCATTTGGGCTTGATTAGCATACTTTACGAGTATGCCTTGATCGGGGTCACCCATTTTTTCTATTTCATCTACATAATCAAATACGTCATCTAATTTTGCGTCTATGTCAGCTTTTATATAATCGTTAGTTTCTTCTGCAAAAGTTTTTCTTTTCTCCCCTCTTTTAACCCATTGCCCTGTTTGAATATCTTTTCTAAACCCTTTTTCTTTTGCCTGTTTTTTTAAAAGATCGAGTTGGTTTTCTCTTACCTTTTTAATAGCTTCACCCGTAATTGCAGAATCCCCCATACGGACCTGTTTTTCCATATTATCTATAAACCCCTCTGTTTTTGTTATCTCATCATACAATTGGGGTTCTAAGGTTTCTAAGGAGACATCTTTCTGGAAAGGCTTGTACATCGTCTCTTTAACAAGATTTTTAAATCTTTCCTTGTGGGCAGAGTAATTATTGTTGCCAGTACGATCTTTTGACCTATCATACAACTCATTTGTTTCTCTGGGAGTAAGGTCTTTTAATCTATACCCATCCTTTTCTTTTATGCTTGATTCAATTGCTTTTACAAGTCTGTACCCATCACTTATTTTATTTTCTTTTTCTTTTTCTATATCGTATTTAGCTTTTAATTCGTCCATTTCCTTAACAGGCAACTTAAACCCTTTACGCCCCCGTTGAGCAACATCAGACTGTATTTCATCAATAAATAAAACTTCTGTCCCGTCTTCTAATTCTCTATCAGAAACAGAGATATGCATTAGGTTTTTTCTGCCAGAGTGATGTGTAAATCCCGCCCAATCTCTTCTGTCTACTTTTGAAATAACAGGCTTCCCATCTGCCCCCGTTATTATCTCTGGCTTGTCTATATTGGGAATAGATAAAACTATTTCTCTATGGTTTTCTCCACCATCTAAGTAGTAGCTTGAATGCGGAGGAGGTAAGACTAAATCTCCGAATTGGTCAAATTCATAACCTTCTTGCCTTGCGACTGAATCCATATACCTATCTAAAGATATATCATCCTTGTAGGCATCCCGTAATTGGTCCCTTATAGTGTCATCAAACGCATACTCATAATTTAAATAGTCTTCTTCTTGCGTCTCTGGATCATAAGGATTGTTGTACCCGTAATCTTCTCTGTTAATATCATCGAAAGAGTTTTCAACTAAATCGTCGATATCTCCCTCCATTTGTTGTTCCGCTTTTTGTTCTAAGTCTTTATATTCTGGAGAATTGTAGTCTAATTTTTCGCCATAAATTTTTTCTTCTAAATGAACTCCGTAGGTTCTTGCATCACTCTCTAATCGGTCTAAACTTACTTGCTTGTCTAAATTCTGGTCTAGTAGACCTTTTATTCCCGAATACTCTAACTCTTCTTGTTTAACACCTTTCTTTTCCAGCATATTTAATACTTGCTGGCCCGTTGCTTTTCTTTGCTGAGATTCGCTTAAAGCATCCTGCAGTTTTGATCTAAATTGCGTTGGTTCCCGCTTTGCGACTTCTTCAGTCATATATGCAATCGGTCTAGTCAGTAACCTTGTCCCTCTCACACCCATACCTAAAATTGGGATAGATCCTAGTAACCCCGTTAAACCTTCACCTAAGTACCCTGCAGAGGAAAAGTAATCTCCACCTCTAAAAGTACGTCCCATATTTTTAAATGCTTGATCTGCTTCGTATGCAGACTTTGCTTCGCCAACTACGGGGGTGAAATCTTGTGCGACATCTATAGCAAGAGGATAAAAGGATTGCTGACGATAATTCGGGTCTTTTGCTTTGTCTATAAAACGGGAAAGTAAACCGTCTCTGGTAGCAGGGTAATTCCAATTAGTTCGATCAACCAATTAGACCTCCGTATTGGGTTTCCATATCCGTCATATCTGCCAAAGGGATCTCTCCTTTAATGTACTGTCTAAGCACTACTCTGGGGTCCATTCCTAAAATTTCAGCCGTATACCTAACCCGTTTTTCTACTGTATCAATAAAACGCTCCGTTGGACTTCTTACACCCGTTTGCTCTCCTGCACCAAACCAGACGCTTGCTTGAAACTCTGCAGGGGTCATTCCCATTTTCTTTGCAAGTTTTCTTTGGAAATCCTCTAAGCCTTTGTACTCGTTGTCTGCAGGAGCATCCACCCACCAAGTAGGATTTTTTAACGCTTTTGCCATAGTAAAAGTTCCCTTGTTAAACTCTTCATATGGCTTAACAACAAACTTTTTCCCTGCGTACTTTCCTTTAACGTCTTTAACCTCAAAGCCTAACTTTTTGTATTTTTCTACCTCATTAGGTTTTATGTAAATGGAACGTGTTAGGAATTCGGGGTCTTTAGAAAGCATCCCGATAGTACGCATATTGTGACGGTCACTTGTCACATAATCTTCCTGCCCTAAGAAGTTAGAAGTAAACGTGTAGCGTTTAGGGTTTTCCAGAGGATCAATATCTCCTTCCTCTAAATACTCTTTAACTGCTTTTAATTGCGTGTCTGCAGTCAATGACCCGTAACCCGTACCCTTTTCTGGCTTTTCTATGGGAAGTCCTTGTTCTGCAAGATACTGGTAATAGCTACTCATTTTGACGTTAGATTCAACGTCTGCCCCTGCACTTGTTGCAGAAAAAATCTTTATGTCTTTAATAAATTTTTCAGTCCCTTCTTTGTCTCCCAGAACTGCCCGATAAAGGGTTAAAAGTGGCTTAGTTTTATACCAATCTCTTTGGTGACTTCCTTTTTCTGCTAAACGCATCAAAGCGTTTGCGACTCCTTTTTTCTTAATTGCGTCTGCGGATCTCTTCCTTAAACCTCTGGGGGGATCGTATCTTTTTATCGTTTCTGGTCCCAGATCCGCTTTACCCTGCTCCAAACTTGAGTAAATACTTAATGGGTTTCCTTCGTCATATCTTCTGGAAAATTCCTTATAAGACGGACGTTTAGGGTCTGCAGAAGCTCTTAACACTTCTTGTGGCTGAAGTGGGTGTGTTCTTAGCATAGGTTGATCAGATCCCTGCCCTAGATATGGTGGATCTGCCAACTCTGCCAGCAAACTTGTAGCAGGATTAAATTTTGCGACTTTTGTGGGACGTATTAACCCGTAATCTGCTAGTAAACTAAGCTCTTGTTCAGTTGGCATTTCTTCTTACTTCTGCTTGTTGAATCAGTCCTTGCTGACGAATAAGTTCCCGTTGAGTATCTAAGATCCCCGCCAACTCCGTATTGTCGAGTTGTTGCTGATATTTCGCTTTCATTTCCATCATCTTCAGTTGGGTATCTGCTTCGATCTTAGCTTGCTCCAATACTGCATCTGTTTGCGCTTTATCAGTCTCCAACTGTAATCGGGCCGATTCGATACCAATTTGTGCTTGAATCTGTTCCCTCTGGACTTCTGCAAGCAACTCCTCTGGTGACGGAGGAGGAGGTTCTTTAGGTTGAGGTTGGTAATTAACAGGATTAGACCAGAATTGTGCATGATCTTTAAATCCACTTAACTCCGTTATTTTGGTTAAGGTATTGTAATATTGCTGGATGTTGACAAGCGGATTATCGGGTCCAAGAGTGGTTAAAATCTTCTCTTGTTGTTGGGCAATATTTGTTAATACTCCCAACTTTTGTGCTTCGTCTCCTGCACCTAATGCAACGTTTACTTGTACGTCCATAGATGCGTCCCAAGACGCAGGATTAATTGGAACCCAATTGTTATTGAGTCTAAATACTTCTTGCTTGTCTTGATGCTGGCAGACGAGTTTTAAAACACCCTTAAACAAGTCTTTAATACCCGTTTCTGCAAACACTCTCGCAATCATCTCAATTTTTTGTTGTTGTGCAGAAACCGTTTGCGAAACTGCCAACTTTGTAGACGATTGTAAAACGCTGGGATCTAAACCCATACTTGCTTTAGTAATTCCAACTCTGTCTTCTTTTACAGAGTCAAAGTAATCGAGCATAGGTTGGGCCGATCCACCCACATACGGGACAGTTAAAGGAACAATTGATTGGGCTGGAGGAGTACGGGTTCTGATTAATGCACCAACTTCATTATTCAGCAAGTCTTGGACGGAAACGGAACCGTCTTGAAATGCCATTCTGGGATGGGTACTTAATGACAAACTATCTAACATCGAGCGCAAAATACTCGATTTAGTTCGCTGTATATCCCTTAATATATGCCAGAAACTTAAACCCGTCCAATCATGTGAAGTTTTAAACGGACAAAGGTTTATAAACGGGTGACTATTGACGGGTTCATTCATCAATATTTTGTCATAGTTCCCACCAATAGTACAAACCCGTCTCCACTCTGCGTAATTGTCGTTATCAAAGTCGCACTTGATATAAATTTCTGCATAGTAAACTAGCTTAGACGCATCATCCAATCTTGCAGTTTGTTCATACTGAATTTCGGGTTTTCTGCCCCTATATTCTTCTTGTGTGTCAAACTCGTTACCCGTACCAGCGTGTTCCAATACCGTTTCATAGTCATATCCCATAGAAACTAACTCTGAAACCGTCAGCATTCTACGGTGCGCTATGATCTGTAAAGTATCATCATCAAACCCCTTTGCAGTACGATTTAAAACCAACTCTTCGGGTGGAATACTTTCTACATAAATCTGTCCGTCTTTGACCCTTCTTTTAATCGTTGCATCATGCACCATAGGGACATCTTCTGGTGCAACTCCTTCGGGTACTCCCTCCATAGGAGTAGACGTTACGTTGGAAACTTCGATATCGGGATCGGTCATTAAAACTGCGATTGTTTCATCATCCAATCCCGTATAGTTGTATGCGTCTACGGTTTCTTTTTCTGCATAATAGTATTTCAAAAAACCGTTGCCTTTAATCAACGCATCTTGAAATGCGGAGTGAAGACACATAAACAAATTATTCTTCTGCGTCAGCAACCAACGGACGTAGTTAGTTGCTTGTTCTGCAAAGGGTGCGTCTTCAATATTTCGGGGTAAATACTCGACAACTTTTTCAGATGAAAAAAATATTTTCAAAAGTGAAGGCATTATGGCGTTGACCGTATCCCGCAACGTCGAGTCTACATATTGGGATCTCCCGCTTTCTTCGTCTCCAAATTCCTTTGATTGGAAATACTCTAAGGCTCGATTTCTGTCTGGTGAGAGAAACTGGTCAACGTAGTCAACTGCGTCTGTCATCTGGGATCGGATGTACCCTAAAAAATCCTCCTCTGACATATTCTGTTCTTCAAATTCTGAGATA